TCCTTCTGTGGTAAGTTCTCTTTTGACTTCTTTTTTAATTTCTTTCTTCATTGTTTCCTTCTCTGCTGCTTTTTGTTGTTGTTTTGCAATTTCTGCTCTATTAGATTCACCTTCTCTTCTAGCAGCATCTCCTGCTCTCCTAGAAGCATCGAGTTTGGCACGCTGCCTTTCTCTCAACTTGGCAACTTTTGCCTGCATTGTTTCAGAGGACTCGTTTACCTTCTCTTTCATTTTTTTCTCATTAGCAACACTATGGTCCTTTCCAGTTCTAAACTTAGAATCGGGACCAAACCCAGACTTGGCAGAACCATATTTGTCTTGCATATGACGAATCATACGTTTGGAACGATCAAACTTATCAAGACCCTGCTTATCTCGCATTACCGCTTCACTCACCTTTTTCTTTTTGTCAGTAGCGACATAAGTTGGTTTTGCAGCACCAGTTTTTTGTTGTTGACCAGGATCTGCTCTCTTTTTACGACGAGCAGCAGATAGTCTTTCCGACTTACTCATACTTGCCCTCTTTGCAGAAGAAACACATTTGGGTGTTCCCTCACCGGGTTCATCACTAGCACAAGTACCACCAGTTACAACGTTAACCCAACCACCTTTACCATCTTTAGATTTAGAACCTTTGAACCACTTATGAAGAGTTCCTTCATCAACAGTGTGTCCGTTTTCTTTACGGAGCATACCTTGAGGGTCCACCATAAATCCTGCAGGAATAGGTCTGCATTCTTTATTGGTATAGCAGTAGTAATGTCCAGGTTTGCACCTGCCATTTCCCTTCTCTTCGTTCATCTTCTTTTTACGTCCTTGACAATGAGCACGCTGAGAAAAACCTTTAGGGTTATTGCAGTCAATTGACTTTTTATATTTGTCAGACCAACCCATGATCAGTTTTCTGTGGTATCTTGCGTATTATTATTTAGAAAACCTTGTTTCAGCATTTTTGAGAGATCTGACGTAGATCCTACAAATAATGCATTGTTAGTAACATTATTCTGGGTTTTTGGTTTATCTTCTTCTAAATCTTTTACCTTCTTCTGCAAATCTGCCAATTTATCTGTTGTATCAGCAACACTCTTAATTAACTGACCAGCAACTTCATATGCTCTAGGACTTGCACTTTCTCCCGCAAGTTCCATAATGCCATTGATTGCTTCTTGTCCTTTTTCAATTAGAGAATATAAGTTTGCTCTAGTATATTCATAATCTTTTTTTACATCGTCCTTCTCCACTTTTGGTGGGACAGGTTTTATTGGTTTAGACTCAACAATACTACTCTCAATGTTGAGTGCTTCGTCAATTTTATCAAAGTTAGTGTTCATGACTATTATGAATCAGTTCTAGATGCGGGATTGAATGTTGTAGAGTCAAAGAATTCAGTTTTAACTTCATTAAATCCGAAACTATCATCTACATCGACGAGAGCATCATCGGCAGCAGTTAGTTTATCTACATTTAATCCAGCAATGTGTGGTGCTGCTACAGTATT